CAGTGCTTGGCGCGACAATCGCGGCTATGACAAGTTCAACTCGCTCAAGGATGAGCAATTCCAAGAGCTTGACTTGAGCTTTGTTGAGGATGCCGCAGGTTGGCAAGAGTCCCATGGCAAGGCCCTGGAGGCTGAGGCTCACGGGAGGCCCGCAGCGTTCAAGCTCGCGTCACCCTACGAGAACAAGGCCAGCCCCAAGGTTGACCAGAAGGTGCACATGATCGTTGCAGGTCGCCTCGTGCCCATCCACTTCCAGGGCCTCACTGACCCGGCCCTCCACTGGTTCATCTCCCACTACAAGTTCTCCGACAACATCGATCTGACACAGATTCAGCGGAGTCCCGTCTACTGGCGTGTGGTTCGGGAGAAGTCCGTGCGACCCAAGGCAAAGCGTGCACTTGATCGAGCATCCCACATCAAGGACCTCGTGATGGTGTGTTTGAAGAGGAACAAGGCAGCTGCGGAGCGTGAGAAGAAAGAGCTCGTCGAGAGCAACCGTCAGGCCGAGGCACATGGCACCAGCACCGCCAACCCCCCTGGGATTGTCAAGGGCATCAAGTGCTCTGGCATCATTGAGGCGTGGGGTGTGCAGCCTGTTGCTGGTGAGTACTTCCTCCAGCAGCTCGACGTGAAGCGGCCAGATGGCAAGCTCGGCAAGCAGGATTTCCTGATCACGAACAAGCACAACATCGTTGATGCCAAGACAGGCAAAAACGTTGTCACCAACCTACAGATGTCTCAGCCTGGCAACGGGCCTCGAGGTATCAAGTTCCCCGTGCCCAAGTCCAAGTGCTTCCCTGCACGAGGGCCTGACGGCGACTGGGACTACGTTGGCGGGCTTGCAGTGCACAGGACGCTGGACGTTGCTGTCATGCCCATTGATGCGAAGGGCATCGGTGGCATGGCCGCTCAGACGGTCGGCACCCCTGTGCCCGGAGAGCGCCTCTATGCGCACTACTGGCAGTCCGCCAGCTCATGGCAGAGTGAACAGAACCCTGAGCCTGTCAGCGGCGTCTTTGATTCCAACCAAGTCATCGAGGTCGCTGCAGACTTCGCACCTGGCAAGCTGCCTCGTCGCGAGCTCGGGCGATTCCTGCTCGGGAGGATCAAGTCCTTCCACTGCCTCAACGGACACTCCGGTGCTCGTGTCTACAACCGTGATGGCCACACTGTTGGCATGCACGGTGCTGGCAACCGGGACAACAACTCTGACGGATTCTTCGTTCCCATCCAGCTCATTCAGGAAGCTGTGCTCACGCTCGACATGTCAAACTTGGGCGCCCTTGGGAAATCTATGACTACGGACCCGAACAAGTCTGGCGCGAGCTCAAGGGCGCCCGAGGCTCGTGCCCCGACGAACTCACCTACACCGCAGCCCACTGGCCCTACATCGGAGAGTGCCGTTGGACAAGGTGGAGTGCCAGAGCAGAAGCGGGGCACCGAGCCGACGAACCCAGGCTTAGAGCAGCCGCTGAAGCCCAAGGGGCCGCACCTGCAGCAGGTCAGGGATTATCTGGAGAACACGCTGAGCGGAGCCCTACCCAAGAGCTATTGGGATCTGGGCGCGCCGATGCGCAACTTGCTTCTGAGCAACATCCTGAGCGAAATCCATGAGCTCTCTGTGCAGTCTGCTGCGAGTCAGGTGCTTGCGCGGCTGTACACGGGGGCGACTCAGGACGCACAGCACCTCTTCATCCTCGGCAATCAGAGCCAGGTGAATATCGGTGCCGGTGCGGACCAGGACAACACGGGTCGGGAGCAGAGCTCTCAGTAACTGGCCACGGGCTGGTTGCTGCAGGGCGCTACAGATGGCAACGGCCTGGAAACGCGGCTGTGTTACAGTCAGTCGCCAAGTTCCACTCCGCTGTGCCTCATCCCAATCCTATCCAACAATCCTGTATTTCTTTTGCTCGTGATCTTGTGACTAATCGTTATCTTGAGACCTGCGGTGGCAGCCCTCTCCAAGACGACATCTCTGCCGTCCAAGCGGCGGCCATGAACACCAACCCTGGCTCCTTTTGGATCGCGCGTGGGATGCTCACCAAGAAGCTTCTCTACTACTCTGACAATTTCCTGGACATGCTCCGGTACATTTACAGAACCCAGTTGGTGCGCGGCACCTACAAACCAGTCTGTGATGTCAACGGCAAGACCGAGGTCCTCGAGTTCGACAAAAGCGGTCGGACTGTCTACTGTGTTGACGCCATAACTCTCGTCTTCCAGCAGATGTTCTTCGGCACTCAGGTGCGTGCGTATTCTCGTTCACCACTTGACTCCCTGTGGGCGTGGGTTGGCAAAACGCCCTACGGGACTGGGGCCCTGGAGGCCTTCAACTGGATCACCGAGGAGGGCAAGCGCTACTGGGCTTATGACTTCGATGTCAAGAAGATGGAGGCGTCCATTCGTACGGACGACCTCGTCAATTTTCTCGCCCGGCTACATTTTCTAGCGCTACCGTCCAAGGACCAAACTGCGGAAGCATGGACATGCGTCTGCACTCTCTATGCGGGGCTCGCGGAGTGCCCGTTCATTATTCCTGACCTCTCAGGCAAGGCCCACATCTTCTGGAAGGGGGATCGAGGGCAGGGAGGCGAACCATCAGGACACCTACTCACAGCTCTTGACAACTCTCTGATCTGTCTCTACCTCGTCGCGCTCGCGTTTGCGTGGGAAAGTCACTCCCGTGGGGAGTCCCCCAGCGTTGAGCGCTTCTGGAGGTGGCACAGGGGCATGATCATGGGAGACGACCTCCGCTTGACACTCAGCCAGGCCGCGACGGACTGGTGGAAGCTCAACAAGCGTGGACTCGCAGTCGGTGAGGCAATCGCCACTGCAGTCTTCGAGGCGTGTGGAACAGTCATGGAGTCAACGAACTTTGAGGGCGTGCACATCATGGACTCTACCTTCTGTGGGTGGAAGTTCTACCTTATGCGCGACCCTGTGAGCTGGATCACCTTCAAGACCGACTTCACTCGTGCTGTGGATGCAATTAAGCAGGGTGGAGATCACAATCCAACTCCCCAGGCATGCATCACCAACCTGGGTCGGATCAACAACATGCGAGTCTCAACTTGGGCTGACGCAGTGGTGCGCTCCCAGGTGGTCGGATTTCGAGCTCATTTTATCCGCATCTGTCAGTCGGACCCGTATCTCGGGCCGCAGCTGAAGGTCAACAAAGAGTGGGCAGCTGTAAAAGGCGCATGGCACACCGATGCCGTGCTACAGCAACTCTACACTGGCCTCCTGCTTCCCACACCCATTGGGAAGCAAAGCATTGGCTTTGCTGAACCTCTTCCTGAGGTAACTGACGATGGAGAATGGGGGACGTCGTAAGCTCCGTGGCAGCACCGCTGACCAGCGTGGCCGAAGACCTCCTCAGACTAGCGGAAGACCCGATCACGGCAGTGCTGCCGGAAACGGAGTCAATCTTTCAAGGGCTATCCAAGCTGCTCGGCAGCGAATTGACGCCCTCAAGTCCCGGACAGGCCGCGGACCAGCTCCAGGCGCTGGAGCTCGCCCAAAGTCTGCCCCGACAACGCAGCGTCCCCGCCAAGCAGGACACGATGGCCACACTCGTGCACCTGCTTCCGGGCGCCATGCTGTGACACTGAGCGCGAAGGAGAAGCGTGCCGCGGGCACGTATGTCCCCCAGGGCCAGTGGAACCGTATGACGGACGCCCAGAAAGCTGCCACTGCCAAGCATGCGATTAACCACGTGCATGGCAAGATGGTGGCTCAGGCGATGCGGACGGGCAAGCCGGTACAGCTGGCACGCGGTGTCAAGTTTGTGCCTCGCCCCCGGAAAGGCGCACCCAAGTTCAAGTCCACGGGAAACAAGGGCAAGAACATCTCGAGCGCCGCGTACCAAACCCTGCTGAAGAGCGGAGTTCGACGCAAGGGGACCGCACGGCGGTTCACCTCCGGTGGCAACACCAACATGGTGGGACACGACTTTGTTGGCACCCTGGTCATCAGCGATGGTGCTCAGGAGGCTGACGTTGTTGTGAGTGTCTCAGTCAACCCGGTCGACTTGGGCTTCCCAGCCCTATCAGTCGAGTCCCAACTGCATCAGCAGTACCTGTTCCGAAGCTTCGCACTGCACATGGTCCGCAGTGGAACCGACTTCCTTACAGGTGACATGCTCGGCTGGTACGACCGTGACCCTGACGAAGAACTCCCCCCTGGAATCGAGGGCCTCCAGGTTGGCTATTACAAGGGCGGCACAAGCGCCGCCTTCAAGGATGGTCACACCTGGCACATGCCCAAGTTCCCTGGCCTACCTGTGCTGTACACTCGGGACCTCTCTTCGGATGAGCGCCTTGTGAACCAGTCACAGTTCAACCTGCAGATCATCAACCCCCCCTCGGTCTTCAACGGATCGACCGCTGAGCGTGTCGAGCTGGAGATCGAGCTCTGGGCAAGCTATGACTGCCAATTCATGGTCAAGGACATCACCTTTGCCGTGGGCAACCCGTTCCCCCGCAACCACATCTACTTCGGGGACACTGCGGACACACCTGGGACTCAGTGGAGCTCCGGGCCTGGCCAGAACAATGGCATCTTCCTGTGCTCACAGTCTGCGGCCGGTTCCACCACGATGAACACCGTCCAGGTTCGAGGCGATGCTGCTGCCTTTCACAATCCTCTGGGCCTCTCGGGCTTTTTCTTCGGATTCAGCTCGTACTACCAGAACCCTGTGTTTGGCATGCTGAAAGGGTACGGCTTCAACAAGGCCACCCAGTTCAGCCTCACCTGGAACTCAACCAAGAGCTGCTCGCTCACATGCGAGGGCATCGACACCACCAACACAACGTTCACCAACTGCTCCATCAACCTCATGGGCAACCAGGGTGTGGCTCCCTATGTCGCGTCCTCGGGCAGAGGCAGCAACATACAGCAGAGCTGGACCTACGTCATCAACGTGACGGACCCTGGTGAGGCGCAGACCCCAACCTGGGCTAGCGACGATCAGATCTACCTCGTCAACGAGGGCTCCATCAGTGTGATGCCCTATGACGCTGCCCGTGAGTTCATCTGGAGTGTTGCTGTGATGTGTGCGGACACAGGCACCAGCACAGCCACCATAATCGGTGAGGTGCAACGGCTCGATATCATGCTGGAGGAGATGGAAGGCTTTGGCCTGCTATCACCAGCGTGCAAACCCGGCGCCGCCACCATCGAGGGGATGGCGAAGAAGAAGTTCGCGGACATGGACAACAAGAGCAAGTCCGAGTACGGCGGCCGGTGGCAGAACTACCTGAAGCGGGTGCGTGAGAAACGCAGACCCCCTCCCAAGCCTCTGCCTGACTATCTGTGCGACGAGAAGGATGAGAAGAAGCCCATGGCCCTGGCCCTGGAGGATGGAAAAGTCCGTCTAGCGGCTCCGTCACCAACGGAGTCGAAGGACGTCCTAGTTCCTCCTGCTCGGCCTGCTGCGCCTGGACCGCAGCCATCTGGCACGGAAGTGGTGGACATAGAGGACTCGGTCCTCGTGAACCCCTTCAAGGGCCGGCCCGAGTTCGCTCAGAGCCGGAAAACCCCGCGTGTGCAGTCGGCGAAATGATCCAGAGGCAAGCGACCTCGGGTTTTCGTTTTCTTCCCTGGGTGGCAAACCCATGACCGCACTGAC